GCCCTGTTCTGCTCCATCTGGCATCTCTGGCGAGTCATCGCTGTCCCCATCGCCCATCTTTGAAATTCCCTTCTGTGCAGCAGCATCAAGATCGAACAACTTCATCTTGCTGCGGTCAACACCTATGACGAATCTGCGGTAGGCTGACGGGTCGCCATAGCGATTCTTCAACTGCTTGACCATGAGTTGCCCTAGTTCTTCAAGTTCTTCGGTGGAGATGAGGGCAACCATGAAGTCAGCGGTCGCAGGAAGACCGAAAGACTCGCTGGTGTTCGTGAGTTCGACATCGCTGTTGGCAAATCCTTCGCGGTTCGTCTGTGTTGCCGTGAAGATGGGGACATCATACTTGACTGCCATGCCACGCAGTTCCTCTGCAATCGCCTTCACATAGGTGTAGGAGTTGACATTGGAGTTCGCCTTGAATCGGCTTGATGCACAGATGTTCAGGTAGTCAATGAACACGACATCGGGCTTGAAGTTCTTCTTGAGGCGCAGTTCGTCAAGGAGTGCTTCAAAGTGCATCGCATTCGCTGTCGCGGTCGGATACTCCTTGATGATTAACTTGGAGGAGGTCGAAGACATGATGCGCTGCATCTTGCGCGTGTAGATGTCCTTCGGCAACTTCCTCAAGTCATCCATCGTGATGTCCATGAGGTTGGCATCAATGCGCTCTGCGATTCGTTCCTCTGCCATCTCGCAAGTGATGTAGAGGACATTGTTTCCCGTGATCAGGCAGTTTGCTGCATGATGACACATGAACAGGCTCTTGCCCACGCCCGTACCCGCGAGGATGACATTCAGCGTCTTGCTAGGAACGCCACCCTGCGTGATCTTGTTCATGTAGTCTAAGTCAAACGGCATCTTCCGTTCGATCTTGTGGTAGAAGTCGAACCGCTCGTTGTAGTCATCGATGAAGTCGTGACCGACATGGGCATCGAAGGAAACCGCAAGGGCGTTGGAAAGAATCTCGGGGATTGCGTTCTGCGTCTTGTTGCCCTTGCCATCGATGATCTGGATCGACTCCATGATGGCGTTGTAGACAGCCTTGTCTCGGCAGAACTTCTCGGTAGCGTCAATCAGCCACTTGGTGTCAGGCTTGTCGAAGTCCGCGAGTTGACCAAGCAGTTCCTTGCCCTGCTTGAACTCCTCTTCCGACACCCCATCCCGATTGGAGAGATCAATCGTGATCGTTTCGACCGTGGGGGACTTGTTGTACTTGGTCACGAATCCCGCGATGGTTTCGTAGACTACGCGCTCCGTGCGATCCATGAAGTACTCGGGCTTCAGGAATGGCAAAGTCCTCCGCGCATATTCTTCATCATGAATAAGCGAACGGAGGACTAGTGCTTCAATACGGTCGTTTGGCATTCAGGAGATTATAGCAGCAAATTCCTTACAGTCAAGCATCTATGAGTATTATTTTCTATCTGCAAAGAATGCATCTACAGACTTTTCAACATAATTCAGTTGTTCTTCGGTAATGACTGGACTTGTACCAAGAAAGAATGTATCCGTTGTTACCTTGGTTGCGACAGGGAATTGCTTCTTGGCATCTATCTCGGGAGCAACATTTGAATAACCTGGCTGTAACAGTATGTTGCCGCCAAAATAGTTGCGAGTCTGAATTTTGTTGTTTTCCAAGAACATTGTAAGATCCGTTCGCTTGAACGGCGAACCATTTTTGATTGTTAGGGGAAATGCAAACCAAGCAGGATCAGACTTCGCAGTCGCACGGGGAAGATGGAAGTACTCCTCATACTTGGAGAAGATTTCAATCAAACGAGCATAGTTACGCTTACGAATAGAAATGATCTGATCTAACTTCTCCAACTGCACAAGACCCATTGCTGCCTGTAGGTCTAGGGGCTTTAGATTGTAGCCAATTTCTTCATAAACATACTTGTGATCAAATATCTCATCAGGAAGCGATGGAATCCAATTACTAAATCTACGCTTGCACATACCGTTCTTTAGGCACGATGCTGCCTGTCCCGAACAATAGCAACCTCTGCCCCATTCGCGCAGACTCTTGATCACCATTTCTTGCTCCTTGGTGCGAGTAGAAATGAATCCACCTTCTCCCATAGTCATATGATGGGCGGGATAGAATGAGCAACTAGCCATTTCTCCAAAAGAGCCAAGCATCTTTCCATCATATGTGCTTCCCAACGCATCACAGCAATCTTCTATCAGAATGAGATTGTATCTCTTGACGATATCCATTACTGCATCCATGTTTGGGGGATTTCCCAATACATGGGCAAACATCAATGCACTTGCGCCATTCTTTGCCGCTTCCTCCAACTGATTGATGTTTAGATTCAAAGTATCAACTTCAATATCAATAAAGACGGGAGTAAATCCCTGCTGAATAATGGGATTGACTGTCGTGGGGAAACCGGCAACTGGCGTGATTACCTTGGAACCCTTGGGCAAATTCCAAAGTTTACGAGAACTTAATGTCGTAACCATTAGAAGATTGGCACTAGATCCACTATTGGTGAGGCATCCGTGTTCCTTCCCAAGTTTCTTTGGGAACTTGTTTTCGAAGCGGATTCCGTTCTCTGCTAAAACAAGCCAGCCACCCAACAGGCACTCAATGACAGAGATATACTCCTTTTCATCAAGATAGGAACCGGCATATTGAACCCAATCAGCACCTTCAACCCAGGTCTTCTTTTTTGAGTTGACTATATCTGAAATCAGTCTATTCAGTAGTTCTTGCTTTTCGGCTTGTTGAATGTTTAGTTCCACCACTTGTAGATTCCTTTTGCGTGTACGGGCGACCAACCAATAGTGCGAATCTTACCAATATCAAGCGAATACCGCAAGTCCTGACCCCATCTATTTGGAACAAATTGTATCTCATCTCGGGTCTTTTCAAATGACTTCAAAAGGAAATCCACCACCTCAAGATTGGTCATGTGATTGTCTGCCCCAATATTAAAAGTATCGTTCTTGATTCCCTTTTCGATGAGAGTATAGATGCCATTTGCATTGTCCTTGACATATATCCAATCTCGGACATACGAACCATCACCGTGAAGGGGAATCTTCTTGCCACTCTGAATACAATGAATCGACTTTGGGATCAGTTTTTCCTCATACTGACGCGGACCATAGTTGTTGGAACTACGAGTGATAAGATAGTCGATTCCATAGGTTCTGTGGTATGCAAGAACCAGCATCTCCGCAGCAGCCTTGGAAGCAGAGTATGGATTGCTTGGAGTTAGTTTATCGGTTTCCTTAAACGCACCATTTGCACGATCACCATAAACTTCATCTGTACTGATCTGTACAAAGAGTGGGCGTTCGTGGGGCTGCTTGCCGCGAATGATCTCAAGCAAATTATGAACTCCAATGATATTGCTCTTGATAAATGGATTTGTATCATTGATGGAGTTATCGACATGGGTTTCTGCTGCAAAATTCACAACAACATCACAAGGAGGTAGATGCTTTACCTCGCATATATCCATCTTCTGATGCTTGTAATTTGGATGCGAATCGAATGGCAGAGATTCGCGGGAGCAGTAACTCATGCAGTCTATATCGACCACAGAATGACCATTCTCCAATGCCTTCTCCACAAAGTGACTGCCAATGAAACCTCTACCGCCCGTTGTGACTATGTTCATAATATACCTTTCAGTTATCCAAGAAGTCTGTCTACGGCTTGCCATGTATCTATACTTGATTGGTAGCCATAGGAACGAAGTTTATCGCTATTCAAGCAAACATCCTTCACTTGAACCACTTTATGAAAATCAGGAGCATCAATTGATACTATTTCTGACGATGAACCCAACTTCTTCTTGCAATATCGAATGACTTCACCTATTGTTATTGGCTGCGTATTGCTTATGTTGACTATCTGTCCTGTGGGGGCATTCTGCATACAAGCATTGATTGCTCTACACGCCTCATCCACATACATGAAGTCTCTAACATTAGATCCGCCGTCATATATCTTCACCGTTTCGTTTCTTTTAAGAAGCCCTATCATGTACTGCAATGCGTTCTTCTTTGCAGATGCCCGATTATCCGATTCGCCTATGATGTTCGTAAGCCGCAGAATTCTATAGTTCATATTCATGGTCTGACAATAGCATATCAGCATTTGTTCTGCTGCTCTTTTTGTGATTGAATAGAATCCCGTAGGATCGCACAGATCGGTTTCTCTGGTATCAAGAGAGCAGTTTTTGCCATAAACAAACCATGAACTTATGAAGTTGAAAGTAATGTCTTTGGAGTAGGATTTCCTACTAGCCTCAAGAACAGATATCAACTTATTCAGATTCGTTTCGATGTCTCTATGCGGATCATCGAAAATGTGGTAGTTGTGCGTAGTACTAATGAAATACAGTATATCTTTGCTTTGAGGGGCATCTTTGGATCTGTCTATAGGGATAGCACCATCCGCATACATCGCAAGATACCTACCTCCAATAAACCCTGTTGATCCGTAAACAGATATCATAGTCTATCAATGTTATCTCTATACCACTTTTCACCAGGATAGAAATTGGGTGTTCCCATTCCTGGTCTTAATTTCAATCCAAATCCTCTAGATATACCACATCCATCATTGGTACCAGACGGATCATGTTCCAATTTTGTTCCTATGAATTCTCGGTTAAATGCGCTGTATTTGGTATCGCTATGAGTTCTTGTATTTTTTCCTGGCAGACATTTATCATCTGTGTGAAATGGTAACTTGTTTGTCAAAAAGTTTCTCATATGCTTACCGTAACGATCCTGATATCGCCACATCCAGTCCAAGTCCTCTTCGCCAAATCCAATCAACCGCTCATCAAAATATCCAATCTTATTTTCAGCATCAAGCACATCTTGGCGGTACATACAGAAATGCCCCCAATGCGTGTTGATCCGAAACGACTCATCGCCAAGTTCTCGGTTCTTTACAAGCATGGCTTCGAACTCGTCAAAGAATCCATCAAGAACAATAACATCATCACTCAACACAAGAACATATTCTCCACTCGTATAGTTGATTGAGTTATTCCACATAAAAGCACAACCGCGCACAATAGGAGACATCACCGCAAATGTATTTGAAAAATACGATGCGTATTGCAGCATTTCTCTGCGGTAGCCTTCGTCAAACTTTTCTTTGTGTTGCCCATTCACAAAGATTAATTTCTCAATGTTTGGTCTTTGCTTATGCACTCTTGCCAATAGTGGCTTGAAGTAGGGTTCAAATCGATGAACATAAGTTTGAATGGTGATGCTATAGGAAGGTAAGTTCATTGGTGCCTCATATGAAATACTTCACAAGTACTTCTTGAAATGTTTATTCAGTATGTCTATTCTGTTCTTGTTCGGAATTCCACAGAGGTGAGCCAAGAAATCGGTATCTTTCCAAGGACTGTATAATTTCTGATGTATGTCGTTGTACAGTTTTATTCTATCCAGGTATATCGCATAAGGAACTCCATTTAGATACAGATGTTCAAGGATCTTCATCGTACTTGCTAGGGCAGTATTACCATAGATCCATTTCATTGCGTTTTGCTCTTCACCAAATCCTTCAATATGGCTCTTACCAACTTCTAGAAAAGCAGAGAACAGATTTTCGGTATCCTTGGTTCGTTGAAGTATGAAATTGCCTGTATTAAATGCACGATGAGGTACACACCATTCAGCGCAATCATATGATGCGTAGAAACAATGATCGGCATCTAGATGAAATGAATTGGTTATAGTGAATTCGTCATTCGTTATGATCGCATCTGCATCTATCCACATTACATTATCATAATGTTGCAGCATCTCAAATGCCCGCACCATACGAAGTAGCCCTATATTTGTATCTTTAAATCCGTATTCCTTACCGCTGCCAAAAGACCTCATCGTCAGAAGATCGTATCCGTGCTTCTCGGCATATCTTTGTTTTGATGGCAGAGTCAATTCAAATACTTTCTCCATCGACACATCACCATTCTTGGGGGGAAGAATATCCGAAACCCCTGTCATTATTAACACCTTACTGCCGAAAGTTTCTATCATTTGATCTCTCTCTGTAGATCAATCATTGGCGTTAGAGACATAGATTCTATCTTGGAAATACGAATCAATATGCTTGTATCCAAATCGCGCCAAAAGCGTATCGATATGCCCCGTAGAAGCCCCAAATCTTGCCAACCACATTTCGCAGCATTCTACGCACACTACAGGTCTATACTTTGCTATTGTCTGTATTCCTCCTAGTAATGCATTGTATTCATACCCCTCAATATCCAACATTATCAAATCACATTGTTCTAGACAAAGATCATCTATCTTGAACTTGGGTGTTACTCCAATAGATGAGCCGATATGATATCCTCCGACATCATTATTTTTGCAGGGATTAACCATTTCAGCCATTCTATTATCTTCTCCCAAGCAACCTTGAATTTTGTATACATTTTTGCTTGAGAGGTTGTTGACCAAGCAGTAAAAATTTAGAGGATCTGGCTCAAAGGTATAAATCCTTTCAAATTTATCCGCAAACGGGATGAGAGTCAAGCCGCAATTTCCACCAGCCTGAACCATTACATTCATTTTCTTCAAGTGCTTTGAAAGTACATTTAGATGTCCACCTTGTTCTTTGGTTTCCCGAGACAGCCAGTCGTAAGTTACATCTCCATTGATAGGCCAAATCAATCCTTCGGGAGTAACGGTTACCAAGTCTTTCATGTCTTTCATATTAATCCTTTACCGTGGTTAGATCTTTAGTCTTGTTGATTGTATCTAGAATGCCTTGATGCAGATCCATAGCGGGATTCCAGCCAGTTTCATGTTTAATTTTGTGGTTAGAGCCACAGATGTATTGCGAAGAATAGTCTCTAGATAGAGAATCATCATACGAGATTTTACCCAATCCGAGTTCTCTTTGAATTAGCGATATCACATCACGAAGACGATACTCGTTACCAGAACAAATGTTAAACACTCCGGTCTTTTCGGTTTCCAGAAGTGAGGCGATTGCGGTGCAGAAGTCATAGACATGGAGATAATCGACAGTTGTCTCGCAACGATTGAGAACCAAAGGCTGCTGATTGAGCAAATGATTGATCACTTTCGGTATTAAACGAGTTGGAACATCATTGGGTCCATAAATGTAACAAGGTCGTATCCAAGTCCACTTCATGCCATTCTGTTCACAGAACATCTTTGACATCTCTTTGACTGTTGTTTTTGCCAATCCGTAGTAGGTTACAGGTTTTTCTTTTTGATTCTCTTCTGCCCTTGTCCGAATCATCCCGTATTCTGCAAATGATCCAAACCCCATAAACATGGGAGTCTTTTCCATCTTCCTCATGGTTTCAAGTAAACCAATACTTCTATCCATATTCAATCTAAACTGATCTAGGGAATTTACTTGGTTGTAGTTGTTGCCGCCATTCCACGCACAATCGATTACTATGTTTGGACAGAACCTAATTAGTTCTTCGGGGTGGGTCGCACATACATCCGATGTCTCAAAAAAAGTAACTCGCTCCAAGATGTCTTGTATTCTATAACAGTTTCTAGAAGCAATACAAATATCATATCCTCGCATCAGTAGATGCTTGGATAGGGTCGATCCCAAAAATCCATTTCCACCTGTTATCAGTACCTTCATTTTATCGTTTATTCTTCAAAGTCTGTGCTACTTCTAGGATGAGATCTTCTTGACCAGCAACCAACTTTCGGTTGCCAAGTTCAAAAATTAGAGATGAATACTCAATTCCGTGAAGTTGAGATGCTGCAATGATTGGTTTCTCAAACCCGCTGAACAATCTCTTTAGTCCCGTGAGTACATTGATTGGTGCGGAAATAGGCTGCGAAGGCACAAGATATGACATGACTCTATCTGCCTCTTTGATGGTTTCCTTGAAGTCTATTCCCACTTGAAATCCGCTCTGCTCCAATACAGGAATCATAATCTCAAGCGGTGCATTTCCTGCACCCGCGCCAAAACCGCGAATACACACATCAATAAACTCGGCACCGCATTCCGCTGCCTTGAGACTGTTTGCAACTGCACAACCGAGATTATTGTGGGCATGAAACCCCACACTAATTTGTAGGCTACTTTTAAGTTTAGTGATTCTCTCTTCTACATCATATGGCAAGTATGATCCTGTAGAATCCATCACGATCACCGCGCTTGCTCCATAGTCCTGCATGATCTTTGCCTGTTCTGCCAATGTATCCGAATCTATCAGCGCACTCATCATCAGAACACCAAATACCGTATTTCCTGCTTTTGACAAGTACTCTATGTGAGACTTTGATAGAGTTGCTTCTGTGCAATGAGTGGCAACTCGGACAATATCAACACCACAATCCAATGCCATCTTAATATCATCAAGAGTAGACAGTCCAGGAATGCTGTGAATTCCAAGTTTTGAAGTCTTCAACGATCTACGAGCCACAGACAACATCTCTCTATCGCTATTTACTGCCTTACCGATGAGTAAAGAAGACGCTGCCAACCCGTTACCATGCCCAACTTCTACGATTGGAATTCCAGACTTGTCAGCAAACCGACAATATCGTTCAATACCATCAAGACTGATGGTGTGCTTTACGCTGTGGTTTCCATCCCGTAGGCTAGAATCAGTTATTGTGATTTTCATTAATGGCTCTCCACAGATTCTCTGTTTCTTTTATCGCAGCGCAGTTTATGATATCAAGATTTCCTGCATACTCTGGCAGATAGTCTCCAGATCCTCGCACACGAATGCTCAAGACCAATACTCCGTTTTCATTTACGGTGGGCGAGAGAATCATCTCGTAATGAGGAATGTATGTCTTCAACTCTTCTATTTTATCAGCAATTTCTTCTGTCAAATTGTTATCATTAATGTGCTTGGTCTTGATAAACATGGTTGTTTGCATATCAACACACGGTTCCGCTGGATTCAAATTCAGAATGACCTTCGTGCTACCACATCCTGTGAATTGAGTAATAGCGTTCCGAGTAGTTTTGATGTATTCGTCAATGTTGATTCGCGTTGCCATGCCTGCGCTCTTGGATGAAATCTGCGAAACAACTTCGATATACTCTATCCCACTACATCGATTCGATAGCAATCGCAACATAGGAATGGAGGTTTGTCCTCCACAAGTTATCATGTTGATATTATCGGTATTCAGTATCAGATCGCCATTGATATCAGGTACACACAATTTGCCTACTTTGGAAGGAGTGAGATCTATCACTCGTATCCCTTGCTGTCTAAACACGGCTGAATGCTCTATGGCATCAACTGCATTTGTACAATCAAACACAACATCACAGGCATTTAGATTGTCGATGAAATATTGAATACCTCTATCGGATACAGGTATCCCCTTATCAAGTGCAATTTTAATAGTAGGCGAATCCAATCTCCTACCAACAAAAGCAACTACTTGTATAAAGTCCTTCTTCAGGGACTTAAGCAGCAAATCTGTTCCTATGTTTCCTGTTCCTAGTATTGCTACCTTGATTTTATTCATCTCTGTATACCTATACTTCGTTCGTTTATGCCCGAAATCATAGCATCCTTAATTTCATGGAGTGGCAAGAACGGAGACATTTCTTCTAGCAATCCCGACTGAATTGTGTTGTCCATGTTCTTGATTCCTCTAACTTTCGGAATAAACTCTTGATCTGGAGACATGAATACTTCTAGTATCGCCTGTCCTGTCGAAGCAAAGAAGGAGTCAATCGACTCTATCGTGTAGTATTCATAACCAAATGCTTCGGCTACCTTCTTGTAGTCAGGCAATTCTACTCCGGTTTTCTTGTCTACGCAAGTTTTTGTTCCACCAAATAACAGATTTTGGGTATGCTTAATCATTAGATATCCATCATTGTTAAAGATGACAATCTTTACGGGAAGATTCTGTGTCTTGATGGTCTGCAATTCTTGCAAATTCAACATCATGCCTCCATCGCAGTTTAAACACATGACAGGTTTACCTGCAAACCCCGCACCGACCGCAGCCGCAATTCCATAACCCATCTCCCCCAAGCCAAGAGAAGTGAACATTTTTTGATTTGGTTTGATGTTGAAACCATAAAAGCCACTTAACAATGCAGTTCCCATGTCCGTAACAATAGTGCAATTGTCAGGTACTTTATTGGAGAACCAGTCCATAAAGGTATACGAGTTTGTTGGATCTTTCAGATGTTCAGGCATCACCAATGGATATCGATCACGAATCTGATTGCAATAATTTCGCCAACTGTCGGCATTTACCCGAATGTCCGATGAACGGGTCAATAGTTCGTTCAGAATGACGGACACATCGGTATTGATGTTCTTTCCATCAAATTTCTTGGTTTCTGATGGATCGATATCAATATGAATAATATGGGCGTGAGGTGCAAAGTCCTTCCTCGAATAGCCAGTTTGCAATAGCGATAATCTGCTACCCATAACGATAAGCAAGTCGCTGTTCTGTGTAATGAAATTTGCCGCTCGTTGACCCTGAACTCCAGGTCTACCAAAGTTGTTACTGTTGCTAGTCTCCAATAGATCAACGGCAGACCAAGTAAGAAGCGTTGGTATGTTGTGCCTTTCGACAAACTTCTTGAACAACTCTTCGGAGTTCGACAACTTGACTCCATGACCACCGAGAATCACAGGTTTTGATGCCTTATTCAAGCGGTCGATGATATAGTCTACATCGGTATTGGATGTTATTACTTCCACAGAACGCTCCGATGTATCACAGTCTATCGACACTTCCGTGTTTTGATACTGTACATCAAAAGGTACTTCCAAGAAAACTGGACCAGGACGACCTTCCTGTGCCACTCTGAACGCGGTCTCAAACAGAGAACAAACATTTGTATTCGTTACCCGCTCTGACAATTTGGTATGTGTCTTATATGTGGTAACAGAATCATATCCCTGAATCCCATACATTCTCATTCCATCGTATTCATTGATGTAGTAAGATTGTTCTTGTCCCGAAATGATTACGCTTGGAATCGAATCTGCCCAATTAGAAAGGATTCCTGTAAACGCATTTGAGGAACCACCACCGGCGGTGACTAAAGCAACCGCTTCCATTTTTCCTGTGGCTCTATAGTAGGCTCCTGCTGCCATCACAGCAACTTGTTCGTGATGAACAGGAACGACTTTAATCTCGGGATGTTTAATGAGTGAGTTAAAAATGTGTGAATTGGCAGAGCCAATAATACCAAATACAACCTTGATATTGTGTCTCAATAGAACATCAACAATAGCATCGCTAACTTTCATTTTTATCCTTGTTTGCTGTCAATCTACGAATTGATTGTGTATTCCCATACCCCAATCATTTAAATTGGGAATGTTATGTTTCTTGATCTGCTCTTTCATAAACTTGTACTTGTGCGTTTGTGTTATATCACGGTCTCCGTAGATATTCGCACGAATCTTCAGAGGGAATTCGACAGACACACATCTCCAATTACTCCAATCTACAGACTTATCGTATTCGACTGCCGCTACAACATCAGCATTGAACTTGAGGCGATTTACATAGTCCTCTATCTTGTAATAGTATTGTTTTGTCGCCACAAATTTTTTGTCCAACCATTGAAGATGTGCAACAAAGAGATGAGGATAATTGATATTTGTATATTTTGCAGGCATAGGTAGATGCTCCGCGTGCATTTGCCTAGTCTTGAAGGTTGCGCGATTGGCATAAGAACCAACTCTATCCACAGGGTGCGATGCCCACTTACCATCGATTCTGACCTCATTCTTGCCCGTGTACTGTATCCAAAGAGAATAGAACAGCGTATCGGGATTTGTGTCAAGCATTTCATTCAACTGCTGCTTATTCATGGTGCCGTCAAGATACTCATCGCAATCCAAGCAAATGATTTTATGGGAATACTTGAGTGCTTCGTCATAAAGTTGCTGACGATACTCGGATTCTATAGGCAATTCTTCTCCCTCAACTCTGTCAACGCGCATCACCTTGAGGATGTTGAACTTGGCAGCATTTTCCGTCAAGAATTCATAAGTACCATCAATTGAACAGTCGTCCATAAAGATAAAGGCATCTGCATACTTTTGCCAAATAGGCAACATTTCCTTGATGAGATATAGTTCATCTCTTGTACGAACAATCTGCACAATACCATTTGACTTACTACCCGAAGGTACAATCACACCATCGAATCCCAAGCCTTTTCTTTTGGCATAAGTATCACGATCCACACTAATACCGATTTGCATATTTCGCTGCATCAATGCATCCTGATTCTCTGCCCACTTGTGAATAATTGGACGGCTATTAATATGACGAAGCACTCCCAACTTTTCAAAAACTTCCGTCTGCTCATTATCGCACCATTCTGACTTGTAAGCAGGGTGGTAAATGTACCCGAAGCGATCATACAACTTGCGACCAATAACGGGAAGAGTGATGAGTGTCTTAAACCCCTCTGCTCCCTTTGCCTCAAGGCGAGGATCATTGTTGTAATTTAAGGCTCCATCTAGATCAGGGAATTCGCGCATCATGTCTTGCACAATGATGTCATCCCATCCTTGCTCCACCGGTTCCATGTCATCGGCTGTAGAAATGATGATGTCCCAATCTGTAGTCGGAACTCCACGATTAATAGCAGCAATCTTGCCTTCGCTGTTGCCATATGAGAAGGCAACATCAATACCATTCTTGATTTTGTTGGTCATGTAATAGCGCAATGGATTGTTGTTCATTGACGAATCATCAATGTCCATTGTGACCACAACCGTGATCTTGTGCTTCCCTGATGCCTTATCTAGGTAGGCATTCAAGTTGTTCATAAACTTGATCGGTCTATGACGAGTCGGATACTTAAGAATAATGTGTTTCTTATCGCTGTGTTGCATATTGAATGGATTCCGATGTTGCATCGCTGTAACGGTAATAATGTAACACTTTATCTAGGTGTGTCTCCGATGTGACATATGGCAACATCCGCGAAATCCAATCAAGATCTTCACCATATGATGATGGACGGAACTTCACATTCTTTGCAATTTTTCGATGCCAGAAACACATATGGTATGGTGGGCGGCGAATCAAAGTCTGTCCTGAATTTGCAACATATGGTTCGTGCGGATTACCGACTCGGAAGTCAACCTTGAACTTATCGGTGTTCACGGTACAGTCCTGCTCAAATGTAATGACATCGGCAGGACGATCTCGCATGGCATTCTGCAACGACACCAAGTAATCATCTGCAACCCAATCATCATCGTCAAGGAATCCTACCCACTTGCCACGGGAGATGTCAAGTAAAGCCTGACGCTTCTCGCCAATGGTCATAGCCTTGTTGTCTGTAAGTGTCAGAATCTCAACGCGATTGCCAACAGATTCCAACTGCTTCTCCAAGTGCCGATAAAGAGGAGTCCAATACTTCTCTACTCTACTTGGAATAGTAAGAATCAATACGCTGAAATCAACTTCTTGTGGTGATATTGGCATGGATATTCTCTCTTTCAAATTCTTTATTGCACATTTTAGTCTCCCCAATTGCAACCATCTATTCCGGTAGTTGCATATCGATTCAAGGCATACAACAAGCGATTCTTTCTATAATCATCACCTTCTACTATCTGCAACGCGGCAGGACTTACGGTCTTGTTCGGCAATGCGCTAATGTTTTTGATCCAATTATTGTGATGGTATGTTATGTCTTTAACCGACCACACCTTTGATGGATCCATCAGCATTCTTACCCCCAACCAATGAATCGGTGCATCCCCCCATCTCTTATAATAGATGTTGCCAGTTTCATCTAAATGTTCAAAGTAAGACATATACTCCTTGCTTCGGAAGAAGGAGAACTTTGCTATTTCAAAATTGGTATAGAACATTTCGTAGTTCCATCTACCATCAATAAGCCTACTTTGTAGGTATGGGTTTATCGGAATCCCATTCTTCTGCATGAATCTCTCTGTTTCTTCCCAAAGGTTTTCAACTACTCTAGGAAGTTCTTCAATCTCATCACACAGATACGCATATTCCAATCCCCTTTCCTCCATATATTCGAAGGGATCATACTCTATGGGAGAATAAATGTAAGAATCTGAATCCAATCGCCAGTAGTAATCATAATTCTGCAATCTTGGGTCTGTGTAGATTCCGCCCGAATGAAATCTGCACATATGTCGGTAACCCATCCAAAACTCATTCAAAGATACGGAATATGCACTTGGGTCATCAGAAACCCAACTTGGCTTTTCGAAGATTAGAGGTTCAAACTTCAACTGTGGAATAAACCCAAAGTTGCGATGCAACGCTACCATCAAATTGGAGATCGTTCCCTTGTCAATATCATCGTGAAAAACAACAATAGGATAATCTTTAATGTGCTTGAAGTTTAGACACAATAGAGATAGACTTCGGAACAGCAGAGGCACATCTCTCATACGAGACATATAGATGATTACAGCATTTTTAGACATATCTATCAACCTCTTGTGGCAACATGGGCATGGACATTCTCTCTTTCAAAGTGTTCGCAAGTCTTACGAATACCTTCTTCAATACTCGTAAACTTGAAATCCGGATAGGTCTGCATGAACAACTTGTTGATTGTAGGCTTGCGTAGTATACCTTCAGGAGCCGATGTGTCAAACACGATTCTGCCCTTGAAGTCCAAAGCATCAGCAATCAGACGAGCGATGTCCCCGATCTTGTGCTGTATGCAGGGTGACACAATCATCGTGTTGGGGATGTCGCGTGTGTCCTCATGGATCATCTTGACTGCATTGGCAATGTCCTCTGCATAGATGAACTCTCGCTCTGCGTTGCCGCTGCCCCACACCACAAAGTCCGTACCCTTCTGTCTTGCATGGAAGCACTTTGCCACAAGGCTAGGAATCACATGACCGTTGGTTGTGTCGTACTTGTCGTAGCGACCATAGATGTTGCAGGGGATGATGCAACGGGCTTGCTTACCTGACTGACGCAACGCCCTTGCTCCCACTTCAAGCATTCGCTTGGCATAGGCATAGCCATAATTCGTTGGGTGAGGTTCACCTTGATGAAGCATGGTTTCATCTACGGGATACTGCACCTTCTCGGGGAAGACGCAAGTAGACAGCATGAAGGTCGCCTTTTTGATTTGCTCCTGCTCGGCACACAACTTGATGATGTTGGCGTTCATCATCAGGTTCTCTTGGAAGAAGTCAAGCATATTGTCGTTGTTGCCCTTGACTCCTCCTACCTTTGCAGCCAAGTGAATCACTTCCTTCACTTGCCGTGTCCATGCAAAGTCCTGCAAGTCTAGGTAGAAAGACACATCCACAGTCTTGCGATACGGCTTGTGCGCCCACTTCTCGTTGTAGTCGAGTTCAGAACCTACGAGACCCCAACCACCCGTGATGAGTAGAGCCTCATGCTGCACTCGGAAACCCTCTTTCCCTGCGAGAATTGTAGTTTTGACCGTCCGTGGAATAGAACGATGGATGCTCGTTTCGTGCATACAAGGCATCCACGCCGATGTCGATCCAATAGTGCTTGATGATCACATTGTCGATGTAGACTGCCTTGTGCAGGATTCGACTGACATCGGTGAACTCGTTGTCGCAGAACACGCTCTTGTAGGATGGGTGATAGATGTACCCAAAGCGGTCGTAGTACTTCTTGCCCATGATGCAGAGCGTGTTCAGAGCCTCGCCCTTTCGACCATCGTTGTAGTGAAGAACGCCATCGAAGTCAGCGAAGTTCACAGCCATGTCTCGCATGATCGTTTCATCGTATCCTGCCTTCACGGGGATCATGTCATCGGAAGCAAGGAGGAGGACATCGAAGTCCCACCCCTTGTCCATGTCTGCATTCACGGCAGAAATCTTGGAGGTTGAGTTGCCGTAGAACCACTTGACATTCTCACCTTGCTTGGAAAGCCAATTGTGCATTCCCTTGTTGTTCATGGCAGGATCATCGTGATCAAAGGACAGCACGAACTGCACATCGTGCATCCCCGAAAGCATGTTCTTGTAGAGACCGAATGTCTCCATGAAACGAGCCGGACGAGACCGACTCGGGAACTTAATCAGCAGTCTTTTCTTCTCCATTTGCGATCTCTGCCTCCTCCATGCCATACTTGAATTCCTTCGCGGCGGCGGCATCCATCGCCTTCAGGACTTCCTCGGTGAAATACTTCTCGGGGTTCTTGTTGATCTGCGACTCAAAGACGGTCTTGCCATCAGGGAGTTCGACCTTCGTGGAGTTCTTCTTGAAGACTCCGTGCTTGATTGCAAGTGGAACGAGACCGTAGTACTTGTCCAAGCCCTTGTCGAAGGTGAGGAGCGTGTCGATCATCTTGTTCTCGCGGGTCAGGCGACCCTTGTACAACTTGCAATGGATGATGTTGCCGACCACCTCGTTGTCAACCTTCTCCTTCTTCTTGGAGAGATAGACGATGGTGGAAGCAGCATACTTGAGACCCGTGCCGCCACCCATTTCCTTGGT